CGGTACTGCGGCGTCTACGAGGAGGCCCGCGTCTACAGCCCGGGCGATCAGGTGACCCACGCGGGGGCGCTCTGGCATTGCCACGCGACCACGCGGAGTAAACCGGGCGGGGGCGGCGATGGCTGGCAGCTGCAAGTCAAGCGCGGGCAGGGATGAGGGATGGCCACGCTGCCGCTGGTGACGCTCACGCAGGCGAAGGGCCATCTCCGGCTGACGACGCCCGACGGCCACCCGAGCGACGCCGATCTGCAGTTGAAGGTCGATGCGGCGGTCGAGTTTGTGCGGCGGTATGTCGGGCGGAGCGCCTTCGGGCTGAGCGTGGTGGAGGCGTGGCTCGACGCCGACTCGACGCCGCCCGACGCGCAGGCGGCGATCCTGATCCTGCTGGGGTCGTACTGGCGTTTCCGCGGCGACGACCTCGACGGGGCGACGCCGGCGCTCGACGTCCAGGACGCCCCGCCCGTCGTGGTGTCCCTGTTGCGGCGGTTCTGTGACCCGGTGCAGGCATGAGTACCGGGCAGCGGGACAAGTTCGTGACGCTCGACGGGCCGGGCGTGGCGGTGCCGGATCCCGACGGCGGGTTTGTTGAAGGCTGGGCGCCGCTCGACCCGCCGACGGCGTATGCGCACATCAACCCCGCGACCGCGCGCGACCTCGAGCGCGCCGCGTCGGGGACGGTGATTACGACCGCGTCGCACCTGATCGAGCTGGCGTATCACCCGGGCGTGACGACGGCCGCGCGGATCCAGTACGACGATCCGGAAAAGGGGCTGCGCACATTTCAGATCACCAGCGTGCGGAATCCCGACGAGGCGCGGCGCGACCTGGTGATCGTCGCCGAGGAGATCCAGCAGTAATGGCGAAGGCGGTCCGCATTTATCTCGACGGGTTCCTCGACACGCGGCGGCAGTTCCAGGAACTCCCGCAGCACGTCGCCGTGCAGGCGCAGCGGCACGCGACGCGGCTCGCCGAGGAGGCCGTGAGCGCGATCGGCGCGGCCTACGCGACGCGGACGGGCGACCTGGCCGCCGGGCTGAAGGTCGTCCAGGTGCCGCACCCGTGGACGGCGGCGGTCGCGCGCGTGGTCAATACGGTCTACTACGCGAAGTGGTACGAGATCGGGACGCAGGCCCGGCATACCAAATGGGGCGCGAATCGCGGCTCCATGCCGGCCACGCCGACGCTCATCCCGATCATGATCCGCATGCGCCGGCAGTTCTACGACGACGTCGCGGCCATGCTGGAAGGGTTCGGAGTCACGGTGCGCGGGCGGGCGGCCTGACATGTCGAGCAGCGTCGAGATCGATCGGGCGCTGGCGGCGCGGCTGCAGGGGGACGCGACCCTGGCCGGGCTCCTGCCGGGCGGCGTCTGGTGGGATGAGGCCGGCCAGGGCAAGACCGCCTTCTGCCTGCTGGTGCTCGAGAGCGCGCACGACGCGGGGCAGATGCACCCGCCCGGGGTGCCCGGCCGAGGGGCGGAAGATCTGCAGTACTTGGTCAAGGCCGTGACGCTCGGATCGTCGCCGAGTGCCGCGATCAATGCCGCGGCGCGGATCGACGTGCTGCTCGAGGACCAGCCGCTCACGATCAGCGGTTACGGCTGCCTGATGATCGCGCGCGTTGAGCGCGTGCGCGGCACCGAAGTGGATGACGTCGATCCCACGATTCGCTGGCAACACCACGGCGGGCGCTATCGCGTGCTCGCCACCCCGACAGGAGTGCCCACATGAGACGCGCAGGCCGCAATGGATTGGTCAAGTACGACCCGACGGGGGCCGGCGGGGCGACCGCCGTCGCGCTCCTGTCGATCAAGACCTGGCAGCTGTCGCTCGCGACCGAGCAGATCAACGTCACGTGCTTTCAGGACCAGAACAAGGTTTATGTGCCGGGCATGCGGGACATCTCGGGAACCTTCGGCGGGTTCTGGGACTCGGAGGATCTGACGCTGATCGAGGCGACGCAGGCGACGACCCCGGGCTTCCTGGTCCTGATCCCCGACTCGACGGACCTGGACGGCGGGACGCCGGCGGCGCCCTTCGCGTTCGAAGGCAAGGCGTATCTCGACGCCGAGATCAACACCGACGCCGAGGGCGCGCCGGAACTGTCGGGCAAGTTCATGGCGGCCGGGCCGTGGACGCTGCCGACGGCGGCGTAGATGTTTCGGACCGTCGCGCTCACGGGCCGGCAGGGATCGCTGTCGTGGGGCTACCGCCCTGCGGCCGACCTGCGCGCGTTCACCGTGAGCCGCGATGAGGCGCGCGCGTGGCATCTACGCGCGCGCCTCGCGACGGTCGACCAGTACCGGATCAAGCAAGTGCCGTTGATCTTCACGGCGCCGCGCACCGCGCGGCCGCGCGGGTGGTGGACGTTCCCGGTGCTCCCGAACACCGTCCGCGTCGCCGGGTCGGTGCTGACCGCGGCGCTGGGGCCGCCGGAAGGCCGATAACCATGATTCGCTTCGTGACCCCGGAGACCAAGACGCTGACGCTCGAGGGCGGCGACACGCTGACCGTCAAGGCACGGCTGTCGCACGGCGAGTACACCGCCATGTTTGCACGCACGTATCGCGAGAAGCCCGACGGCTCGCCCGGGGTCGACTATCTCGCGACCGGGGACGCGCTCGTCTTGGCCTATCTCGTCGAGTGGAGCGCCGAGCCGGCGCTGCGCGGCCTCGGCGACGACGAGAAAAGCGATCTGATCCGCAACCTGGATCAGGCGTCGTTCCTCGCGATCAAGCGCGCGATCGAGGCGCACGAGACCCGCGTCGCCGCTGAGGACGCCGCGCTAAAAAAAACGGCCTCTATCGGCGTCTCGTCGCCGCCGACCTGGCCGTCTGTCGCCTGACCGGCGGCGGCCTGTCCTACCGCGACCTGCAGGAGCTGCCCGAAGTGGTCTATCGCATCCTGGTCGACGAACTCACCCACGCCCCGCGTGAGGCCGCCCGATGGCGCTGAGCAGCACCATTGCCGCTGACTTCTCCGAGTTTGTCGGGGAGTGCAAGAAAGCCGACGCCGGCCTGGCCTCGATTGAAAAGGCGTCGAAGGAGACCGAGGCCGCCCTGACCGAGATGGGCACCTCGGGGACCACCGCGGTCGGGAAGACCGGCGACGCGCTCGCCGACGTCGGGACGAAAGCCAAGAAGGCCGGCAGCGATGCCGCGGGGATGAAGGACGGCCTCGAGGTCGCCGACCAGGCGCTCGACGCGCTCGGGATCAACGTCGGCAAGCAGATCAACGACCTGAAGCAGCTGGGCAACGTCTCCCTCGATACGTCGACAATGATCGGCAAGCTCGGGACCGCGATCAGCGTGGCGTCGGCGGCGATGGTGGGCTGGCAGATCGGGCGCAAGATCGCCGAGCTGACCGGCAGCGACCAGATCATCGGCGATGCGACGGCCAGTATCCTGGGCTGGCGGGATGCCGGCCAGGCCGCCGCCAACAATGCCGACGTGCTCCGGCGCGCCTTCGAGCAGACCGGCCAGGTCTTCACCGACGTGCATGCGGCCTCGGAAGCGTTGCGGAAGTCCTCCGCGGCGAATGCCGAGTCGTTCAACACCGGCGCGCAGCGGGTCAAAGGCTGGTCGGCGGAACTCGCCGGCGCCAAGGGTGGCGTCGGGGCGCTGAAGGCCGAGATCGAGGCGAACAATTCGACGACCGCCGAGATGGCGCGCCACTTCGGCGTCAGCGAGCGCGCGATCGACTATCTCAAGCGGCAGATGGACGCCAGTAAAGCCGCGCTGAAGGACTTCAACGCCGAGCAGGACAAGGCCGCGCAGAAGGCGCAGCAGCAGGCCGACGCGCTGACGCGGCTGCGGGAGTCGATGTTCGGCACCGACACCATCGCGAAGGCGCAGCAGTATGTCGCCGCGCTCGGGCCGATCGAGAACCTGACCCGGATGTCGACCGCGGCCCAGACGTCCATGAATGCCGAACTCGGGAAGGCGATCGAGGCCTACACGCGCATGGGCCAGGTCGCACCGCAGGCGCTCCGGGACATCTACACGGCGACCTTGCCGCTCCCGCCGATCATCGCCGGCCTGGGCGACGCGTGGGCCAATGTCGGCAAGGTCGCGATCCCGACCACCGAGTCGATCATCGGCCCCATGCAGCAACTCCAGCGGGAGGCCGCCGCCTACGAGGCCGAGACGCAGCGCCAGGCCGACGCCTGGAACCGCGGCGAGCGGGCCGGGCAGGCGTATGCCGACACGACCCGCCAGGTCGCGCAGGAGACCGCGCAGACCACGCAGCAGATCGTCCAGCTCAACGCCGCACTCGGGCAGAACGCCACGGCCTACGACCGCGCGATCGCCGGGGCGCAGCTGCTCCAGGCCTACGCGGAGGCGGGCGTCGCCACGTCGGGCAGCATCGGGCTCGGCGGCTACGAGTTCAAGCAGCTGCAGGAGACCGGCGTCCCGGGCGGCTGGGGCGGCGTGAGCTGGGCGAATCGCACGCCGGCGCCGACCGAGGCCTGGGGGCGCGGCGGGGCGACGCAGACCACGAACACGCTCAACGTGAACGTCAACAGCACCAACGCGCAGGACATCGCCAACAAGCTCGTGACCGAGATGCGGCATCAGGGAGTGCGCTTCTGATGGCTGCGGTCTCGCCGTCGCATCGGCCCGGCTGCGCGCGGCTCGGGTTCGCGCGCCTGAAGGCGTTCCGCCTCAATGTCTACGAGCCGTGGCTGCAGAGCACGGTCGATGGCGTCGTGAACCCCGGCGGCGGGCAGCCCGGGACGGGGCTCCGCATCGAGGGGGCGGCGATTCAACACATCCTCAACGAGCAGACCGACACCGCGAGCTTTCGCGCGCGCGGGTTTACCCCGGTCGCCGGCCAGGTGCTGCAGGTGTTCAGCGGCGACGCCACCGACCCGGCGCACGCGCTCTTTGGCGGGCGCATCCTCGAGACGACGCTCGTCTACGAGGACGTCAAACACAACGTCGCCTACGACCTGCGCTGCGTCGATCCGACCTGGCTCCTGCAGCGGCAGCTCGTGCTCGCCACCTACACGAGTCAATCGGCGACGGCGATCGTGCTCGACCTCGTCGCCAAGTACACCCGCAACGTCACCACGCGGGCGGTCGCGCCCGGCCTGCCGACGATTGACGCGATCACGTTCACCAACGAACAAGTGCCGGCGTGTCTCACCGAGATCTGCCGGCGCATCGGCGGGTACTGGTACCTGGATTACGTCGGCGATCTGCACGTGTTCCTGACCGAAGCCGAGACCGCGGCGGCGATCACCGATGCGCAGCCGCGCACGTCCCGCAACCATCAGCTGCGCGAGGATCTCTCGCAGGTCGTCACCCGGGTCATCGGCCGCGGCGGCGGCGTCGGGATGTCGCTCGACCTCCCGGCCGGCCAGGTCGAGATCCCGGTCGAGGAAGGGGACGAGCCGCAATCGTGGTACAGCCCGACGGGCGGGATCGTCGAGATCAACGCGCAGCGCGTCACCTATGCGGGCGTGCGCGGGACGGGGGCGACCGGGTCGCTGGTCGGTACCGGCAATGCGCCGAGCGCGGCGCTGACGTTTCAACCCTCCCAAGGGACCAACCTGACACCGAATGCGGTGTATGGATATGCCTGCTCGTTTGTGACGGCGAGTGGCGAGACCTTAGCGGGTCCGATGGCGAACTATCGCGCCGCGGTCATCAACCCCGTGGCTCCTCCTGCGGTATCCGCGCGCTCGCGCGGCTCCGGCAGTTACCCCCCGGGACTGATTAGCCCGGGGTCCAATTCGTTCAAGTTCCGGGTGCATATCGGCTATCGGGGCGGCGCGTGGGGACCGTTCGGTGCGGAGTCGGGGTTTTATGCGTGGGACGGGAATGACTGGGAGGTCTATATCGGCCCGCGCAGTTACTACACCCACAGCGACGGCACGAGCGCGTACTACTACCCGGCTCTGGAACCTGGAGGCCCCGCGGCTCCCACGAATAGCGTGTGGATTCTTCGGTGGGACAACGCGGGCTCCGTGTGGCACGGCGCCTCGTCGGATTCATTCTGGATCTCCAGCACTGGATATGTGTATCAGTGCGCGTGCAGTTACGACAGCGGGTGGCAGATCGTCCCCAGCGGCTATGGGGGAGTAGAAGTCCACGACATCCCGATCTCGAAAGCCACGGGTGTGACCGCGCGGAAAATCTATCGGACGGTCGCCAATGGGTCGGCGCTGAAACTGGCGGGAACGGTCAACAACAATACAGCGACCGCGTGGTATGACGACAAGACTGACGCCGCGCTCGGCGCGGCGCCGCCGACCAGTGACGGGTCCGGCATCAAGGACGACGGCCAGGTGCTCGTCGGCGCGACCGCGCTCCCGGTCTCGGCGACGGCGCCCTTCGAGGCCGACGCGATCCTGAGTGGCCCGACGCCCGGCGGCTGGGCGCGCACCGGCGGCATGGTGATCCGCTACACCGGGATCGCCAACGGGCAGCTGACCGGCATCCCGGCGAGCGGCCTCGGCGCGATCACCGCGACGATCCGCTACGGCGCTCAAGTGCTGGTGCAGCCGCGCCTGATTGGCGTCCCCGCGACCGGAACGGGCGCGCTCACGCTGCCGATCCGGAAGGGCGATACCGTCACGATTCGGCTCGAGCAGACCGATACGGCCGCGCAAACCGCGATGGCCGAGCGGTTGAAGTTCCCGGGCCAGGCCGCGGTCGCCGCCGACGGGATCATCGAGCTGGTGATCACCGATAGCCGGCTCGGGCTGGTGGAACTGGCGGCGCAGATCGCGGCGACGCTGACGGAACGCAAAGACCCACATTTGACGCTGACCTTTGAATCCCGCGACCCGTCGCTGCAGGTCGGCCGCCTGATCACCGTCAATATCTCGTCGCCGCCGATCAGCGGGACGTTTCGCATCCAGCGGATCACCTTCAGCGAGATCGCGATCAGCGGCGGGCGCGCGACGGTGCTGCCGCTCAAGACCGTCGAGGCAACCAACAAGCTCTATACGTTCGCCGACCTGGTGCGGCAGCTGCGCGGGCGCGAGGGAGGGGTCGGCTGATGGCGCTCGATCGCACCTGGTACAACACGCTCCTTGACGACGACGGCTCGGGGATGACGGGATCGGTCTGGGACAAGGCCGACGTCGATTCGCTGATGGACGCGGTCGACGCCGAGATCGCGCGGATGGATGCCGCCGCGCTCAAGGTGCTGACGGGGACGTGGACGCCCTATTTTCTCGGGAGTGGCGGGAATGCCGGGCAGACCTACGGATCGCAGAGCGGCAGT